TGCCAATCATATTCTGCATCAAAAGAATAATCTATTATTTCGTCAAACAATTTGAAACCCATTTTTTCCATTCTTTTATTGATACCTGATATACCCGCAATTAAGAAAGGTTTACCCCAAAGAATAGATCGCCAAGTTTTTTCTGTTATGTAATATTTTTCCTGTTCATCATTATATGTTTCACACACAATATCCAAAAAAGAATTGTTGTATGATTTAGGATGCAATCCTAAAGGATTGTAAAAAGAGCTTAGTTGTTTTTCTACAGGCAGATATATTATTTGATCGTCTAAGGAATTATCGTTGTAACTCCAATCACCATATTTTAAAACATCCTTTTGACGCAGATTATTATGTAGATATTCTCGAAACTCACGGGAGTTTCTCACATAAAATGTAAAGGGGATTGTTATGTCTTGAGGTTTTAAAATTTCTAAATATTTTTCAACATTTAAATAATAAGCTAATTTATATGCAAAATAGTCTGACCAGTATTTTACCTCACCAAAATCGAGATATTTTGCACTTACACTATTTTGTGTTCCGCCGAGAACAAAGTTATAATTTTTACGGTTATATTTTTTAAGGTCCTTAAAAAAGGTAGGGGATGTAAAATCATATTCTTCTGCTTGTATGAAGGTATCAACATTAGACTGAAATATTGTATTCCAATCATGGGTGAATCCTCCCAAACTTTGCATTAACAAAAATTTGTTCACATTATTTTTTTCCGTAAGCCTGCGAACCAAAAAAGGCAGCCACGATAGCCGCAACAGAAACAAAGTAAACGGATGCCATATCACCGAGAATGTCAGCCGCTTTATCAAGTCCTACTAAGTTTGCAACAACAACTGCCGCTGGATACAAAAGCATACCTGCAAGAGAATACCAAGCCATTTTACGTTGGGCATCTCGCATTGCATCAGCATCCTCGAGCTCTTTACGTTTGAACTCTAGGTATAAATGTTCTTCCTGTTCACTTACTTTGCCGTCACCATTTGTATCGGCTGGATGATGTTCGGACATTACTTCTCTCCCAAGTATTTTACTTTACAGTCACGTTCCCGATGACCGTTCCAGGCTACAAAGCCACCTACTCTCAAAGCCCAATATGCTAGATAGTTAAGAAGATGAAAGCCATTCTGTTCAATGCCTATGTCACGAAACAAAATATCTGCTTCTTTCTGTGTCATTGGCTCAGAAGATTCCTTCTTACCTTTTTTAAGTAGAACAGTATATTTGTAGGCATAGTCATGCACCAAACCACCTATGAGCAATACACCTGTTGGTGATAGCCATGTGGCAAGAAACTTAGGAACAGACGCACCATCAAATACGAATCCTTTAGGAATAACATAATCTTCACCCTTTACTGAAAAATGCCAATCCTTAGCAACTTCCCATGTGCGAACACCTGTCAACCACATCCATATGGCGCCCCAAAATCCTTTGCCCGCCGTAGCAATTGTAATAGGTTGCATGTGAGGCATTTCTTTATATTCTAAATTTACAATTGGTTCATCCTGATCAACGCCTAGTTTGTTGGCAATAAATCCAACAATAACTAAAATACCAAATATAGTAAACTGCCACCATGTGATAAGTTGGTCAACTATAAAATCCATTTATTCCTCCTTGGGCTCTTCTTGTTTTTCCCCAGTAATAGCACTCTCATAGTAGATAATGATTTGCTTCTGTTGTTCTAAATAACGGCGTGTTTCTGCAACGTTCAATGCAAGTGTCTCATAGGAGCGAACACCCATAGCATAAAATACCCAAGGTTGACCATTCTCTTTTATAAAGTTAGCCAAAAACTCTTCAAAGTTTTCTTCGGTAACAACATAAAATTGTGGGTCACCTAACGTTACTGGCTTAGGATTACCCTGCAATGGAATTTTTCGCTCGACCATTTGATTCTGCACCACGACTCGGTCTTCTGGTAACCGAAAGATAGAGCAACCACTAATTACTGTTGATAGTAGTAAGAGACTCGATATCGTCAAAAACTTCTTTCGTAGCATCGTTGATTCTCCTTTCTATTAAACCCGGTTTAGCCAAAGATAATTTTGTTAAATTATGTTTTTGAAACTTACTCATTAATTGATCTTTATACGCTTCGGCTTTTTGTAAGTTTGCTTGTAGTTCTAAATTATTTGCTTCCATTTGTTCAGCAAATTCTGTTGCCTGTTGTAGTGCTTCTGCGTTTGCTCTTGCCACAGTTTCTAACTTAGCATTATTTTCCCTTAGGGTAGCAATACGTTTTTGCATATCTCGATATTCCCACCAGGCACCAAACAGAACTGCGCCAACAACACCGACTACTGCAATTAGTCCGTATAATCTAAACATTAGTCCTCTTTCTTATAAAAAGTCCAGCCGCCATATGCGATTGCTCCGAGGGCGACTAAGTTTGCAATTGGTTTTAAAATTAGGAAAGTAATTCCTGCTCCAATAAGAATAAGACCGTCAATAGATGTCCGTTCTTTAATTCTGGATGTAATAAAATCTATCATAATATTCTCCTTACTTTTTTTATTTATAAGTTTAAAAGAGGTGTAATATATGTTTCTCTCAAATTGGTAAAGTTTTGCCGCGCACTTTCATAAAAATCTTCTACAGGATATATTGGTTTTTTCTTATCCAATATAGGTTGATATTTTTGTGTTAGCATATATGCTTCCTGAAAAGAATTTATATCTGTGTCATCATTCTTTGTCCACATTGAAATCTCTGCGGCTCTTTCTACAGGAGTCTCAGGTGCTTTATGTGCATCAGGAAACTCATAACCATACATTTGATATGTCCTGTCAAACTCTGAAAGATAATTAATATGATATTGTTTCTGCACTTCTTTAGGTGCAATGAATAAAGGTATCATTAAAGCATTGTCAACAGGACATGTATCTTTGGAAAGCCATTCAACACTTTCAGCAACGTCTTTTTTTGTTTCATGGGGCAAACCAACAATGTAACCCTGTTGAATAAAGACATCACCTTTCCACATGTCCCTTACCTCATACAGCATTTCTTTTATTTTTTCAGGATCTGTTCCTTTACCAACAACCTGCCCTGCTTTTCTACAATATGTTTCAATGCCAAACCATGTTGCACACAATCCCATTTGATGTAGTAATTCTTTTTGTTCGGGTTGTGTCACGAGCATATCCGCTCTTAAATAACACCAAAACTTAATATCGAAAGGAAGTGAATCCACAACTTCTGCAAACAATCTTACTTTTTCTATTCTATCGTTAAAAGTATCGTCCTGAATTGAATACTTAGTTATACCAAAATTTTCATAATTGCGTACTAGTTCGTCTCTAAAAGTTTCTTTAGTCTTTGTATAGGCAGCTACATGTTTCATTCCTATCAAAGGAAAGTTGCAGAACTTACATTTAAATCTACAACCTCGAGAACATTCAATAGGCACAATTTCATCAGAGGACAAAAAAGTTTCTTTAGCCCATTGTGTTTTTGCAACTGCAAAATCATAACCTGTATGTTCACAATGAGCCTTGGTATCATGGTCAATAATGCGAGGCAATTCCTTACCTTCCATTAGATCTATTATTTGTGTTTCACTATACCCTGCCATAACATGGTCAACACGTTCGTCAAACATTTTTTCAATTGTTCTAGCTTTACTACCTCCTACCATAACTTTAGGTGGTTCAGTATCATTGAATCTTGGAACCATAGAAAGCATTCTGTTCATGTTGCCATTTACTAGATAGTTTCCTACAAGAGTATCACCTGAAATATCCTTATCATAATATATTCCTAACCCTACTTTAGTTTCGCTACCTAAACCTGCATATGCCCATGTCAAAGAAAATCCTATAAGTCGTGTATTTTTTCCGACAAATTTTTCCATTGCCGTATTATATTCTTCTAATGTCCAGTGTTCAATATAATCTAACACCATGGCAGTGTAACCATGGCGGCGTAATTCATTTGCCAACAAGTGAGGACCTAGCCCTCTAACTTTTGTATTTTCTACAGGATGGCTATTGATAAAGATTGCATCATATGTCATACATACTATTTAGTATTAAAACTTGATGCTTGAATAATCTTCCACTCGGCGGATATTAAATTCAGTTTTATCAAACAATGCAGTGTCATCATCTTGACCAGAGTCCGAAATAGTTTTCTGTGCTTCAGTATCCAAATCATACAGACGCATCTTGCTTCTATCTACACCGACCATAAAACGTTTGTTCTTTGTCGGATCTGAATATCTGTTCTTCAACTGTTTCACCATAATTTGACCTTGTTGTTCTAACTCCTCTGTGGAGATAAGAGCAAACATCAAGTCAGCCGTTGCAGGCAAACCAAAAGACTCAGATGTATCTGTCAGTTCTACATCACTATTTGCATAACCACTTCTTGTTGTTTGTGTAGCACTGACAATAGGCAAATCAAATTCAACTGCGAGTCCCCGCAACTCTTCGGCAATGCTCTTAATGATAGTATAGGAGTTAGCATTAGCATTTGCCCGGAAGCGGGAACTCGCACAAATGTTCAGATAATCAATGAAGATAATATCAGGAACAAATGTTCTCTTTAACTTCAACTCTGACAACAATGCTTTAAAGTGTCCAGCATGTGCCGAAGCTGTAGGATATTCTTTAATGACAAGACGACCTTCAATCTTGTTCTTAATTTTGTCAATACGTTGTGTAAACATAGACTTTGACAAGTCTTTCAAATCTTGAATAGCCACGTTCATCATGTTTGCATCAATACGTTCTGCAATACGTTCCTCTGCCATTTCAAGTGTAATATACAAAACATTTTTACCTTGTGCAATTGCACCAGCCGCCATATGACACATAAACAAGGACTTACCCACGCCTGTGCCTGCAAGTGCAATGTTCAATGTTTTATTAGATAAACCACCTTCAGTAATTTTATTGAAGAAGTCCAAGTCGAAAGGCATTTTTTCTTCAAGCCGATGATAAAATTCATAGCGAGATTCTGCGTTTTCAATGTAATCATGACCTACGTTACTGTCAAAGCCAACACCGAGAGCCTCAGATAAAATACTAGGCAATGCATCTTTACTTAGATTCTTTTCTGACCCATCAATAATCTGAATCGACTGCATGATTGCATTGTAAACAGCCTTGTCTTTGCAAAACTTTTCAGTTTCATCCTCAAGCCATTGTGCATCTGTATCTTTATCCGTACGCAAACTATTAATGACTGTTTCACATTTAACATATAAGTCCTCTGTGACAGTTCTATCTTCTTGCAAACTAATTAACAAGGCACTTTTGTTAGGGGGGCTGTTGTATTTTTCAACAAAGTCCTTAATAACAGTGAAAACTTTTCTGTCCTCGGAGTCTGAAAAATATTCTTCTTTTAGGAAAGGAATAACTTTCCTAACATAAGTTTCATCATTAATCAGATTCGATAATATTTGTGTCTCTATTCTCATTTAACCATTCACGTTTAATTTCTTCTATACAGGATTCACACAAATATGTGTCAACATCTCCACCAGTAAAACACATTGCGGCATCAGTTTCAAGTATTTCTGCCTCACAACGGTCACATAGACCCACTACATCAGCCATCAGTTTTTTTCTCTAATAAATGCTCTTGTAAATCTATGACCTTTTCATCCTCTATAATTTGGATGATTAATTCTGTCAGTTCTTTTTCCTTGCGTAGAAAAAACAATTTACTTTCTATCTTTTTTAATTCATCTTCATAATACTCAATTTCTTGTTCTTTACGAATTCTTTGATCGAGTATGTCTGTCAGAGAAATTATAATTTTTGAATTATCAGCCATCAGATATCTTTCCGATTAAGTGTGGACTTGGAAGGTTTTTCATCGGGGAAACTATTGCTTTTATAATAAAATACCATTAGGACATCCCTGGTAATATCCTCAGGGCAGTTCAAACCTTCTGCAAATCCATGAATAACTTTTGTAGGGTTGTCCCAGAAGATTAATCTATTGGGTTTGATATCTATATCAGCAAGGCATTCTGTAGAATTATTGTTCCAAAACTGTAAACTACCATTCCACTCTGGACGCCACTCCTCATTTAAATATAAGGCAATGTTCATATAATGTTCACATCGTATTTTTGCGTTCCATGTAAAATCTGTATGTAAGGTAATTGTTTTACCTCTTGGCATTTTAACAATACCGCCTCCCCAAACATAAGGGTCAGGCAACAAACCATCCTCGTGACAAAGTTTTTCCACCCACCGCATAAACTTACCTGAATTTAAATGATTAGTGACCGCCTCAGTTACTGGCATGTCATAAAACTTATTGTTCTCATATCTAAGAACCTCAGGTAAAGGATGCTTAATAAGTTGATCTCGTTCCCATGCTACAGGGTTGTCATTTTCTTTTAAAATTTCATCAAAAATGTACTGAGGTAAAAAATTATCCACTACCCAAATTTGACTACCAGCGTCAATGTATTCATAATCTAGTTCTTCTAAATTATTAAATACATTTGCAAGATCATTAAGCATCAGTATAGGCTTCCGCGATATCATCCTCGGAAACTTCATCCTGAATAATATCACCACTTGCAATTAGATAACGAGAGGTAATCCAGTCTGTAAATGTTTTGTCTGCAAGAATAGGAAGCCAAAAGTCTTTGCTATATGTATCTTTTGTGCGATACTTTTTGCCATCCTCACCATCAGTTTTAATTTGGAACCAGCCATTACTAGGCTTTACAACGTGACCAGATTCAAGTGCCATATCCAACAGCCCTGACCATTTGCTGATGCCGCCTTCCCAGGAAACTTCTACAGGAATCTTAGACTTCTCACGAACATACCGAGACTTTTCAACATTAATAATAAAATTGTAGCCTTTAATTTCAGTGCCTACTTTATCCTGTTGGCGTCCAATAATAAAGATGTTATCTGCAGAATAGTAAATACCTGTGCCGCCTGATACAACATCTTTAGGGAACAAACCAATCTCTTTGTAAGTATGGTTAACAACAACAGCAGGAATATCCTTGATTGTAAGGTGGGGTGTAATCATACGGAACAAGGACTTCATTTGTTTTGCCCTTGTCATATCTGCAACCGACTTACCTTCAAGTGCATCATCAACTTCTTTCTTGGAAGCTAAGTTACCTACTGAATCTACAACGACCATAACATGATCGCCTCTTTCAATGCCATTCAACTGTGACATCACATCATGTTTTAGTTGTTCAATATCAGTGATAGGTGTATGCACAACTCTATCAGTGTCAATACCGAAACTTGTAAAGTAACCTTGCGGCGCACCAAACTCTGAATCGTAAAACAATACGACAGCATCATCAAACTTATCTAAGTAAGACTTAGCAAGTAGCATTGCAAAGGCTGTTTTAAAGTGCTTTGACGGCCCTGCAAATACTGTCAGTCCAGGCGTAAGACCACCATCCAAACGACCTGACAATGCTACATTTAAAGCAGGGACAGATGTTTGAATTAAATCCTTTGTGCCGAAAAATTTGGATTTTGTAAGAACTGCCGATTCTTTAATCGTAGAGTTCTTTTTTAGTTTGTCAATTAAGCTCATAATTTACTCCTATACATTTTCTAGGATCGTGAATATCAAGAAGCATTTCTCTTACTTCCTCGTAAGGTCTTTGATATGATATTTGAAAAACAATCCTATCTTTATTTATGGCTTTGATGCCATGATACTTTTGTGTATTTAACAAAACTGGTTTACTATACTGACAGCTATAAATTGGCCTATGGCTGTAGGGACTTTCATAAAAATCTGTAGGTGCATTATCTCGTGTAATAGGAAAAGATACATTACATTCTCTTACATTAGGCACATCTTTATGCACTGCAACTTCTTCTCCATAAGGAACATACAAAAATTGTGCGCCATCACCTTTATATCTTTCCTTTATAGATTGAGCAGTCTCCTTTAAAAAATCAGGCCATTCCAAATCATCTTCAAACATCATTGCAGATACACGAATACCATATGCACCACCGTCATATGATATTTCACCTTTAGGCAGTCTTATCTCTGCGGCGGATTTTAATTGAACAAACTTTTTTTGTCTGTATAGTTGGTCGCCCCCTTGTGCCAAACAAAACATTTCATAATCTGTTGTCAGATTGGCAATATTTTCATAAAAATAATCTTCTAGCATGTGTAGGGTATCCGTTTAATTAAATCTTCATAGGACTCATCAAAAATACTTATTTTCAATATAATTCTTTCTTCATCGTCTGTATTTACACCATGTAATTTTGTTGTGTCAAGAACACATTGTTCATAAGTATATTCTGTATCCTCAACAATTACAGGTGCAGGGTCGTCTGTAAGAACAAAATTTATAGAGCAGGTTGTATTGTTATCAACGTGCATAGGCAAAACAGAGTTGGGCTCCTGCCAATAAAATCTTGAACTGCCATCAACATTAAAATCATCCATAATTTGTTGTATATAAGAATCACTATACTTTAAAATTAACCATGTGTCAAGACTTTTTTCATATCTTGGGTCAGAATATGGTTTGGCTTCTTCCTTTATGCTGTCCGCCAAAACTAGCAACCTATCACGGTTCAAAGGATAATTTAGTTTTGTCACCGGACTCACGAGAATAAATCCTCCAGTGTTGCAACGGGCCTGGTATTCCAACCAAGACCTTTTGCTATTGTGTTCAAGGGCTCAACAAAAGACTTTTCAAAAATAGTCTCATAGTCAACATATTTGTGTAAGTCAAATTCTACAGGAAGTTTGGAGTTAAAAGCAATTGTATTTTCACCCAATGTGTTAGGCTCTTTCAAATACAAAAATTTAATTTTGTCACCATCCTGCACATGTTCATACTTATGTCCGACTTTGTTCTTGTCCAACATATAATTATATAGTAGAGCACCTCGAACATGTATAGGCGTTCCCTTTTCATAGATATGAGAAGTCGATGTATATTTTTGCAAGTTATTACATCCTCGAGGAAATGCAATCTTCTCAACCTCCATTTGTCTAAACTCCTGCCAGTTAGATTCTACAAAGTCCTGTAAAGCCTGTTCATCAGATGTTAAACATAATCTTACAGCACTACGCAAACTTTCCCGCACAGGCGCAGGCGTAGATGATCTGACAATCTCGAGTCCCATAACTTTTAGTTTAGGATCTTGATACCTTACACCTTCATTGTCATACACATTCAAAGCATAACGCTTCTTGGCGACCCATATGCCTTTATCAGCAATAGCCTCACGTTTAAAGTATATCTTTTTATCAAAGGCATTTGTATATTCTGCAAGTGACTCCATTGCCTTATTGATTACAGGCTCAATTTTATCCTCGCCTATTTTGTCAAGCGAACCAATAATTGTGTTATAATCTTTATCAGCAAAAAACTTTTGCACAAGTTTGTTCATGGTGATATAACAGGAGTCTGTGTCTGAGTAAAAGGAATACATCTCTCCTTCAGTGTCACATACTTTGTTTAGATAGTCGTCAAGGGCCTTGGCAGTCTGTCTAATAATAAACTGACCTGTCATAGTAATACCCTCAGCGATGCGGTCATCATAGTATCTAAAATACTCATTACCCAACGCACCAAACAAACTGTTCAACTGAATCTTACGAGCCATCTGAAAGTTGTTGAACTTTGCAATATTATTAAGATGTTTTTTGTCCTTTGTTTTTTCATAATCATTTTGTGCTTGAATCATAAGTTTTTTGTACCGTTGTCTATCATCAAAAAACTTCTGCACAATCTCAGGAAACAATCCTTGTTTGTCACGGCTGAACCTTGCACCATTAGCTGTCACTGCATACTGGTCATCCATTTTATCTCGGCGTTCCAACATACCCTCAACAGTGCAGTCAACCATACCAGGCAATATCATTTCAGGGGACATGTTGTATTGCATAATGATTGACGGATACAGAGACGTAGCATCAAATGACATAACCCAATCATACTTACCAGGCTTAGGTTCCTGCACAAAGGCACCTTCAATACGTCTGCCCTCGGCACTTTTACGTTGAGGAATCATAATGCCTTTGTCCAGCAAGTGATTATACAACAAACAGTCCCATGTTCTAACCGAGGAGAAAATATCCTTAAAGTTTGCCTTGGCATCATATGTCATTGTAGCAATGAGCTCAATGAGTTTCATTTTATCCTCGAGCTCGTCAACAAGTTTAGTATCAATAATGTTGTAATCAATAAAGCGATTCCAATCATTTTCATAGAACTCCTTAAATGTGTCAAAGCCACTTTCAAGTTTGTTCTTACCTAGTTCGACCTCAGCGATGTAATCAAGTTTGTAGGACTCTTGTGCTGTGTAAGTAAACTTTTTGTATAGATCCAAATAGTCTAATTGTGAGACGCCTTTGATGTCATATGTTGTGACCTCTTTGTTATTCAAACGAATAGCACGACGTCTTGTCATATTGAAAGGACTCAAGGCATTTTTTGCATCATTACCAAACAGCCTGTCCATACGGGAGACAAGATAAGGAATATCGAAAAGTTCTAGGTTCCAACCTGTGATAATGTCAGGATATTCATTACACCACCATGTGCCAAACTTTGTTAGGAGTTCTTTTTCATCTTCACACGGCGTATAATCTACATCAAGATCCTTTGTCTCCTCACCTGGAGACCAGTTACCCTCACCCCACGTTTTAATCTCCTTAGTGTAATTGTTCATTACTGTAATAAGAAGTATTTTTTCCACAGGGTTATCCACATTCGGAAACCCGCCTTCTGCGGTTGTCTCGATATCTATAGACCAAATGGAAAGTTGGCTAATGTCAAAGTCAATCTCACCAGGATATTGTGAGGACAAAAACTGATAAGTCAAATCTGTCTGACCATAGATAGGATAGTTTTCAATCCCATCATACTTTTCCATAAAGTCTTTGCAGTCAGAGTTGGAATCAAAAACAACAGGCTTCAAGTTCTCGTCATAGAGTCCCTTAAAGCCTGTTTCATCCGCAGAGCGAACATACAATGTAGGTTGAAAATCATGGCGCGAATTGAACCGCTTACCATCTCGAACGCCTCGCAATAGGATCTTGTTACCATATTGCCAGGCCCATGTGTAGAAGTTTTGTTTCATAATCTAGTTATACTAGATAATAAAGGAAATGTCAATCCTTAATACGCCAAAAGTAATCATCCTGGTCACCTAAGCGATATTCATAACCATTTTCTACTTGATAAAATTCTGTAGAAACTTTGAAGTCAGGCATTTTAGGTTCAGGGGGTGTCAATGAATTATCATAAACACGCATACGATTATTAGGATATGCCGCATACTGACCATTATCTAATTCAATTATGTTGAAGGACTTATGTTCCTCTGGCACCTCGGCAGTGCTATAGTCCGGTTCGTCTGATTGAGCGTGATAATTATCTAACGTAAAACAATATGTGCCTTTGATAATCTGATGACTTC